CATCTAGCTTGTCGGCAGAGGTAGCGAACTCGCCGTCTACGTCAGACTTACCAAATTCTTGCATGGCTGCTTCAAAGGCTGCATCAGCGGCTTTAAGAGCTTCCATAATTGCTTCATCTTCGTAGAACTTAGCTACGAGAGATTTAGCGACATCAGTTGCGAAGTGTGGGAGAGCTTCACCAGCACGTTTCGTCAGTTCGATGTCAGCTTTTTCGATTTCATGTTCACGCTTGGCTACATCAGCAGCTTCAAGTGCTTTAAGAACTGGGGCAGGGATGTCGGACTTAACGACCATCTCGCCTTCAATATCCATCATCTCAACTTCAGCTTTCTTTTCGATTGCTTCAGCGGTGATAATAAAACCTGCGTCGATAAGACCCTTACGGAGCTTTTCGTTTTCAGCAGAGAAACGAGCGATGTCAGCTTTAAGGGCTTCAATGTCGATAAGTTCAGCTTCTGGAGCCTCGTCTGCTTTTTCGGCAATAACTTCAGCTACTGGAGCTTCCATTTCTTGTTCTTCGTTCATTTTAGTTTCCTTATCGGAGTTATCACGCTTGAAGAGAGAGACCATTGCCTGTGCGTTGGCTGGACGATCCACAAGGGAAAGCTCCTCAAGGTGCAAGTTTTTTAGGAGATTAGGCAAATTAGATTTCCTCCTTCATGGCACGGCCCCCAATAGAGAACGCCGCAAGTTCACCAGACTTAACCATATCCCAGACTGCATCATCATATACTTTGTATGCGACGACCCAACCTTCACGATTAGTCTGAATACCCAGAGCTTCACCAATTTCCTTAGTGATGGGGAGGGAATGTACGATAGTACCAACCTGTTCCCCTGTGTGCATAGCTTTGCCAACCCGCACATGCTCCATAAATTCGTTTACAGCTTTCACAAGAGTGTCAGCTTCGATAACATCCCCTTGGCGGTCCACTACAGGTTCACCATCTTCGGTTACTACTGAGGCCCAACCATAAACAAGACGTTGTTCGTCGTCTGTTTTAAGGATTTTACCTTCTATGCTTGTTGTAGTCATTTTCTTACCTATCACTTCAGCTACGATAGCCCTGAGAGCCTCTATGCGGTCCATAGGAGCATCTTCTTGCTCTTCAGGCTCCTGACCCCCCTCAATGCCACCTAATTGCTCGTAATAGGCGACATAGGCATCTTCAGAAGAGGCTGGCATAAAGACAGCTTGTTCGTTATAGTCAGAGACGTGGATGTCACCATTAAGACCTAAGTCCATACTACGGGATCGGGCTTCTTCCGCTGTAGTAAAGATGTCATTGGCATATTGTGCCTTCTTGATAGCACTGTAAGCTGCGGCCATTGCTTTTCCTTCGTCTTTTGTGTCGGAGTAGACAGAGTTGAAAACTTCCATAAACTGACGCTTCTTACCCGAAGGTACGCTAGAAGGAACTTCTTTTGGGTTTGAATAGGGCATTATCCGATGACCTTTGCTATATAGCCTTGGAAGCTGGCATAAACTTCAGCACCCTGAGTGTTACTCTGACAGGTAATACGAACATCAGAGTTCTTTGGGATGACGATTGCTGGGTCTAGGTTAATCTGCCATGCACCACCAGCGGAGTTAGCTGATACAGCAGCACCTTCCCTAAAGACCTTACCATCTTGTCTAAATTCAAGATAGAAGTTAACAGCAGCACTTTGCTTATATGTAACAGAACCAAACCCTGCCGTAAGGATATAGTAGTCTTCGTTACTGAATGTCGTAGCGCCTTTAAAGCTCTGTTGAAATCCTAGTGGTATTTGGTCATGAATTTTAGTTACATCAGATGGTACACCACCGACAATAGCTGTATCTTCATACACATTAACGACACCAAAAAGTTCTATGCCATTATTGTTGTAAACTCTAGAAACTCTAGCCACTGGAGTGGGCAAAGTTACCTTGTTCTGACCATTAAGCGTTATCGTTTGGGTAAGAAAGATAAACTGTTGGTCTAAGCCTGAGCCTGTTACTGTGTGACACTCTAAAACTAACTCTTGAGTATCTAGAGCAGAACTAGACGAGATAGTGTCGATTGTGTTACCAGTAACGTATGTCTCCATACCACCTACAGTCCAGACAGTCTCACGATCTGTACTAAGTGTAGCAGACTTACCAAACTTAACGAGAGATTTAGCTTTTTCGTCTATAGAAACTAGGTCACCAAACTGATTGTATATCTCACGTTCAGCTTGAACTAACCTAGCTTCAGGAAGCTCATAGTTCTTTCTAGACCAAGTAGTCATTAGTTCAACTCTCGTGTAATCACCAGAGATAGGTTACCTGTGTTAGGAAAAGTCTCAATGCTACCATCTGAATAGGTGACTTCAAACTCTACATAATAAGTGCCTACTGTGGATGTATCACCAACCTGCCAGTCGTATTGAACGACACCATTCTGAACATCAGTGATTGTCATCTGTTCATCAAGAACTACATCACCACCAATAGCTTTCATATGTAGCATTACTGTAGCAGCAGAGATGTTCACTGGGACAAGGTTAGCATCTGAAAGTGTAGCCTCAAGGGAAGGTGATGTGTCATTCTGTTTAATTTTAAATGCCATTACGCTGCCCTATTTTGGTTATTACTAAATGTTGCTGTATTTGTTGTGCGACTAAAGGTAACTGTGTTATCTGAATTAGCTGTAACTGATATTACCCGTCTCTTAGATGGGTTGAGGGAGATTTGACCTACAACAGGAACACCTGTCGTTATACCTACACCAACAAAGAGATATGTCTGGATCATCGTTGTAGTGGCAACTACAGGTGTTCCAGTTGTGATGTTATCGCCAGAAAGTGTTTCGTCTTCAAAGGCTGTGATGTCTGGTACTACAGGCTGACCTGTTGTGATACCCTCAGCAAAAATGACGTGTGTCTGGTCTAGTGTCGTTACACCTAACGTAGGTGGTGCAGTATTGATGTTAGCTGCTGTGAGGTCGTGGGTCTGAACAACAGTCTCTTCCTGAACAATAGGTTGACCAGTTGTAATACCTTCGATAATTACGGAATGATCTTGCGTAATATTCGGAAGACCGACTACAGGTATGCCAGAAGAAATTGGATCAGCGTTTAAAGTTTCTCGTTCCGACATTGTAATGCCAAGGACGATTGGGAAACCTGTCGTAATACCCACAAGGCTTAATATGTGGTCCTGATTAACAGAACTTTCTTCAACAGCAGGCTGGCCAGTTGTAATTATCTCAGCTAGAAGGTCGTGCTCTTGTAGTAGAGTAGAGGCTTGTAATGTAGGCTGACCAGTTGTGATTGGTTCAGCAGAGAAGGTTTCTTCTTCAAAAGCTGTAATAGCTGGTACAGAAGGTTGACCAGTTGTAATGTTGCTTGCTGCTAGTAGATGATCTTGAACAACCGTTGATGGCAGAACTACAGGTGATCCTGCTGTCAAACCGTTGGCTGTAATATCATGCTCTTGAACAAGACTTGCACTACCAACAACAGGCTGACCAGTTGTAATGGACACACCGTTGATGATGTAGATAATCTTTGCAGTAACCCCATCATCTCCAAGAGGTGCAGAGGCGAGTGGGGAAAATCCTAGCATATTTTACCTCAAGGTTTAGTGGGCCAGATCATGCTATACGGGAAGCCAGCTTGTCCTGTTATATCACGAAGTGCCTGTCGATACGATGCCCACTCAGGTGTCATGGCATTGTCACTCAGGGCCATCCAGTCTGTGTCGGACAGTAGGCGGTCACGCTTGTTCCTGACAGCATCCTCTGCCTGATCTAGAGGCTTATTCTCGACTGTGTAGCCAATTAACCAGCGACCCGTCTTATAGGTCTCGCCTGTCTCCTCATTGACCGCTGTCTCGTTATTGTGAGGCTCAGGGTCACGCACAAGGGCTTGTACAAGAGAGTCGTACTCAGGCTGTGCGTCAGGCATCACATGGAAGATGCCGTAGCTGGCAAGGATAGCATCACCGATCTTCTTGGGGAAGCTGGTCTGCGGGTTGTCACGGCGCAAGTCTCCGAGCGTGTAAGGGAATTGCTTTACCTGTCCGTTTGCGGTTTTGACTAGCAGCATGATGCCTCCTTAGTCGGTTGAGTATTGGTAGATGGTGTCGGTGTTCGATCCGCAATAATACATCTTCGATCCGTCTGACTTAAAAAACAAACCTTCAGGTGCAGTGTCTTGTGCAGAAACACTAAAGTTCTCCACATAAGACATCGTTGAAACGTCCCACGGGGTTGACAGGGAGTATCTGTTTACATCTAGGCCTTGTTGGCCGACGAGCATAAGGCTAGTCCCGTCCTCATTGACAAACATAGATTGCAAGATTGTTTCTTGAGCGGATATGCTGAAGTTTTGAACATAAGAGGCGGTAGATATATCCCAAGCTGTTGAAAGGGAGTATTGAAGTATTGAGTCTGAGACAGGGCCACCGATAAGCATTACTGTGCCGTCTGGCTTAAACGACACCGCTCTTGGCGCTCCTTCTTGAGTGGATACACTAAGAGACTGATTGAATGATGCAGTAGACAAATCCCAAGCTGTCGAAAGATCGTATTCGTGGACAGAGTCAGAAGCGTTCCCGCAGACATACATCTTTGTTCCATCAGGCTTAAAAAATATGCCCTCCGGCGTTGTCTCCTGAGAGCTAACGCTAAAACTCTGAACATAAGATGCCGTGGTAATATCCCAAGGAGTTGAAAGTGAATACTGATTTACATCATCCCCAGCATCCCCAACAACGTAAAGTTTTGTTGCGCCGTCACCAAAGAACATACCTTGCGGTGCCGTATCCTGCCCAGCCACACTAAAGCTAACACTGTCATAACTCGCATTGGCCAAGTCAGGGTCAGTCCACTCTGCGGGAGCAGCGGCGGCTGTGGAGTATTGGAAGATGGTGTCATTGGTGTACCCCAAAACATACATTTTAGAGCCATCGGACTTAAAAGCTAATCCGTTTGGAAGGGACTCTTGGGCGGCAACGCTAAAACTTACAGAGTCGTACGAAGCTGTGCTAAGGTCAAATCCTGTGGATAAGCTATACTGGTGAACCGAATCTGTGCTTGTGCCAAGAATAAACATTTTGGTGCCATCAGGATTAAACCTCAGACTACTTGGCCCAGTGTCCTGAGATACCACACTGAAACTGACAGAATCATAAGACGCAGTGCTTATGTCAAATCCTGTGGACAAGCTATATTGGTATACCGAATTGCTACCATCCCCACACACATACATTTTACTTCCGCTTGCGTTGAACTCTAGACCCCTTGGAGTGGTGTCTTGTGCTGCAACACTAAAACTAACAGAATCATAAGATGCGGTACTTATGTCAAACCCCGTAGAAAGGGAATATTGATAAACGGCATCGCTACCAAACCCCAGCATATACATTTTAGTGCCATCATTATTAAACACTATTTCGTCAACACCAGTGTCTTGGCCGCCCATATCAAAACTAACAGAATCATAAGATGCAGTGCTTAAATCAAAAGCCGTGGATAAGCTATACTGGAATACGTCATCAGACGCAGCCCCAGAGACATACATCTTTGTGCCGTCATTATTGAAAGTAAGCCCAAGCGGAACACTATCTTGCGTACCCACGCTAAAGCTAACAGCATCATAACTTGCATTCCCCAAGTCAGGATCGGTCCACCCAGAAGGCTCAGGTCCAGCACCAGCAGAGCCAGCAGCAGCCATTTGCATCATGCGTGCTAAACTCATGCCATTGCTCCACCAGCGAGGAAGCCGTAATATGTAGTTCCGCCATCCTGCGTGTAGAACGAGTAGACATTCGTAGCGCCACTAGCAGGGGCGTCAGGGGCCGTTCCACCAGCCCAGTCAACCGAGGCAGGCCAAGTCACAGTCACCGTCGCAGAGGGCGTTACCTTGAGCGTGAAGCCGTAGGCAGTGCCAGTAGCGGGCGGGTTGCTGAACACATAGGTCACGTTGGCAGCAGGTGCATCAGAGAAGACGTTGCCAGTGGACAGGTCGAGGGTGCTTGAGGTAATGTCACCGACTGTTTCACCAGAAGGTGCTGCTTCAAAGAAACCCTTTGTGTAGTCGATGACAATGCTCATTATACCGCAACGCTCCCGTTCATGTCGTCTTGTGTCATCAACCAAGCATAGCACTTGTCGAGGAAGTTATCACCAGCGGATGCTTCGACCTCAGCCAAGTCAGCATGGTAACGGCGGAAGTCCACTTCACGGGTGTCATCGTCAGGCGTAGCAGTGGCATAGCCAGCGACATCAACCATCACGGTGAACTTGGGGCCACCCTCACGCATACGAGAGATAGCTGCGGTAGCGATGCGAAAGTAAGCACCAGCAAACGGTGTGCCATATTGGCTGTTTGTCAGGTCGAGTTGAATAGCCATTGTGGCCTCCTTTAGTACGTCACTTCGGACGTGTTAATTGTTGCAACCCAGCGGATGTTGGTAGCTGCGGCACCAGTGACTTCGATCTTGAGGCCACCGTTGGTAGTGTCTGCCGATAGGGTCATGCCCCATGCTGGAGTGTTGTCCAAGATAGTTGTAGCAGAGTTTACAAGCACTGTCGTCCCTGCCGAACCTTCCCTGCGGATCAAACCCTCAACCTTCCATGCTGCACATGCTGTACCTGCCGAGGCTTGCTGGCGGGCTACGATGGTGCCGTGGAAGGCATAGGCAGAGTTGTTGGGGAGGATGATTTGGTTGGTGGTGCCAGCCGCAGAGTTGTTTGTGGTAAGGGCTTCTGGGGTGGCGTCTGTGGTGTCAGAGCGGAGAACGAATGTGCCTGTTTGGGCATCGCCAGTCTGTGAAAAATAACCACTCGCCCTTGCGGATTTACCATATTCACTAGCTTTCGCTCTAGCGCCAGAGACAAAAGTGTAACTGCCAAGTGCTTGGCTAGTGTCAGCCCCGATCGCAGCAGAAGAAAAGCCAGATGCGTCACTGTTTGTGCCACCAATAACAACTGCCCTATTTGCTGTAGAATCGGCTTGGTAGCCTATAGCTATTGCCCCCGTTCCCGTAGCCTTCGCCTGATACCCAATCGCCACCGAGTTAGACCCAGTAGCGCCATAGGTTGCTGTGTTGTTGGTTATGGCTGCTGCGAAGGAGTCTGCGCCGGAGGCACGGGAGTTGGTTAGGGCTGTGGCGTTTGTACCAGTGGCTGTCTGAGCATTAAAGCCCACAGCCAAGGAGCCAGTAGAAAGTGCGTCAGAGCCATTCCCGATACTAACCGCAAATTGAGCAGTGGCCCTTGCCGTATAACCTAATGCAACACTAGAAGAACCACTCGCTGACGCCGACCTTCCTAAAGATGTCGCTGAATCGCCAGTTGCGTTAGCCCCAAAACCAAAGGCGGAAGCATAATCAATGTTGCAGATATTATCACCGCCAACTGCAAGCGCCCTAAATGCAGTCGCTTCCGCCCCATAACCAAAGGAGAAGGATTGACTCCCCGTTGCAGTGGCCCCACTCCCAATCGCCACAGCATTAAGACCAGTAGCAGAGGGTGCAGTAGGGCTGGAGGGGTTCTCAGCATACAGTTCAAGAGCGGCTCCACCACCACCGATAGCTGTGCCGTCAAGCAGCAGGTCTGTGCCGTCAGAGCTAAGTGTAATACCGCCGCCTGTGCCTGTGTGATCTAGTTCGATCTTACCCATCAGTACGTCACCTCGCTTGTGTTTACAGTGGCGACCCACCGAATGTTTGTGGCGGCTGCTCCCGTGACAGTAATAGCCAAGCCACCGTTGGTAGTGTCAGCAGTCAATGCAATGTCCCACGCAGAGGCACCAGCCGAAGCAAACAACTTGTTCTGAATACCGTTGCCCAAAACAGTCGTTGCTGCACTACCGTCACGTAGCAATGCACCCTTGATCTCCCAGCTTGCGTATTCACTGCCAGCAGACGCCTGTTGTCTGGCAATGATTGTGCCTGAGAAGGCGTAGGCTGAGTTGTTGGGAAGGATGATCTGGTTACTTGTTGAAGCTGCCGAATTTGTTGTTGTTAGGGCTTCTGGCGTTGCGCTTGTGGTGTCACTACGCAAGACAAAAATACCTGACTGGGCGTCTCCTCTTGCAGCAAAACCCCCGCCAGAAATAGCAACTTTCCGCTCCTCGAGAGCCTGCCCGAAAATACCAACAGTTGTTGTGTAATTTCCAGAAGCAAGTGAGTTATAGCCGAGAGCTAAAGACCCAGTTCCAGATGCGTTTGAGGCTGTGCCTATTGCAACGGCAAAAGTAGATGGCCCAGCCTTCGCCTGATACCCGATTGCAATCGAGTTAGCACTAGTAGCGCCATAAGAACTAGTATTGTTGGCTATGGCTGCTGCGAAGGAGTCGGTGCCAGAAGCGTAGGAGTTAGTCAGGGCTGTGGCACGTTCGCCGTTAATAGCTTGAGCATTATAGCCGATAGCGAGAGAATTAATTCCAGTTGCATCTGTTAGACGACCTATGGCTGTTGCGCCAGTGCCACTTGCAACAGACCTAGTGCCTACTGCTGTAGAATATGAACTAGTTGCTTGCGCCAGATAGCCGACTGCAAGAGCCTCAATACCCGTAGCATCTGTAAAATTGCCTACAGCAAACGTATTGGTGTTTGATGATACCGCATCGTTCCCAATAGCCACAGCATTAAGACCAGTAGCACTAGGCGCAGTAGGTGTGACAGGGTTCTCAGCATACAACTCCTGAACCGCAGGAATGTCTTCAGCAGCCGCTGTAACGAACACCACAGCACTGCCAGTTAAGTTCAGTAGTGAACCTGTCGAACTTTCGTCCAACGTGCGTGTGAGGGTCGTACCAGACGCTGTGTAGGTGCCTGATCCAATTTCCCAATCGGTGCCATCTTCAATAGTGTAACGGACTACATTAGCGTCAACCACGCCAGCATCAGCAAAGGATTGATAGCCACTCTCAGCAGAACCAAGAGTTATTGTGCCTGTGCCTGTGGTGGCTGTGGCGACTTTGGCTCTATTTACGAGAGTAACCATTTTTTAGTCCTTAAGCTGGATCATAATTAACACAGCTTACGCTGGGTCTGGGATACCGATTGCGACGGAAGACAGTGTGAATGTGTTACCAGATGTAACAGACTGCGATGCTGTCAGAGTTGATGTAGCAAGCAAACGGCTGTTTACCGTGTCAACAATAGCGTAGTGTGTCGCTGTGCCAGTGCCAGTTACAGAGCCATCAGTGATAGCAGCAACGACAACCTCACGTCCACCACCTGTGCGGTCCTGTGGAGCGCCAATGGACAGTGATGTGCTGTTACCCAATGCGTATGTTACATCAGCTTCTGTGAAGCTCGTAGCCTCTTGTGAGGTGATAACGATTTTGTTTGCTTCTGTGTCGAGGACGGTCAAACCGTTGTCGAACACCCGATCATTAAGAGTAGCCATAATTATTCAATTTCCTGTGTGTTTGTGTTACCTTGACTTACGTCAGGGTCATATTCAAGTTCTGCAATATCCATAAGGTCTTTGATAACCTCTGGATGAGATGATACATCAATACCCGCACCATTGAGGTTACGGAGGAACGAAGCAATCTCTCGAAGATCGTGGGGAGCAACGTCACCAGCGACAATCGTTGGCATGAGGTCATAGTTCAGACCATTCAACTGCCAGAGACGTTCGACCAACTGTTTGTTGAGAACATCTACGATTGCTTGGATGTAACTCTCAAGCGCACGGAGGAACAAGTCTGTCTTCGACTTGGACAAGGCGTAGGAACCACCAGATGTCCCAAGAAGAAGAAACTCAGAAAGAACAGAACGTGCAATGTCATGCTGATACCTACTAACGATTGGGTTGATGTCGATGTTACGCTTACCGTTGGAAGCCATAAGCTCAATGTCAACTAGACGGACATTGGTTGGCGCACCATCTTTATCTGGGTAGGTGTCAGAAGGAAGGATAATATACCCTTGCTCGTTGAACTTAACGTCACGAAGGATTTGCTGTAGGTTTTGAACGAAGCCTGACTGTGCAGCGGAAGCATCACCTGAGAGATACTCAGCAGGGATACGAGCAACTGGGATACCAGCAAGCTCACGTTCTACTGCAATGGCTTCAATAGCTTGGAGATTATTAAGATACTCATAAGAGGTATAAGCGTTACGAAGAATAGAACGACCAGAAG